CATACAGCGCGTTCTCCAATGGCACAGAAAATGGTTGCCATGAAGTATGAAAAGCTTTGTAAGCAAAAAGTGCAGTATGAGCGAATCTGTAATAAAGCAGGTTTGCGAGTCGCACCATGGGCTTTTCTAATTTATGGTAATTCTGGTGTTGGTAAATCTTCTATTTCAAACATCTTAATGATTGCATCTTTGAAGGCCAATGGATTTCCAGCTGGTGATACGTATTTAATCACTAATAACGAACATGATAAGTATGATTCCTCATTGAAGTCTTACTGCACAGGTATTTATTTTGATGACATGTGTAATACTAAATTGGATTTCATGCAAACCGCGCCTGCGGCAAATATTATTCAGACTATCAATAATGTTCGTGCTTATGGAAATATGGCAGAAGCTGATGAAAAAGGCAAAGTTCTCAAGGAACCAAAAGTTGTTAGTACAACTACCAATGTTAAGAACTTGAAATCAACAGAACAGTCAGAATGTCCCCTTTCTATTGAACGTCGAAATGCGTATATTGTGACGGTCAAAGTTAAGGAACGTTTTGCAGTGAATGGAATGTTGAATCAGCAAAAGGTGTATGACTGGTATTGTGTACAAAATGGCCTTAAGAATATTCCTGTTGTTCCTGATTTGTGGGACCTTACGATTGAGGAAGCAGTTGGTGTGCCAAATCCTACGCCAGGTAGACCTGACTTAGTCACATATAAAGTGATTGAGTATGAAGGAAAGCCAATGGTAGACATTGATATTGCCACTTTGCTGCGTTATAATCGAGACGCTTCGGAAGTTCATTTCCGTAATCAGAAGATGTTGGTGGAGAATCAGACTAATTTGTCTGAGAAGATGGACTGGTGTGGTAAGTGCCGCATGCCTGGCAATTACTGCGAGTGTGCACAACACGATGATCAGTTTGGATCTCTCATCTGTAATTTTGCTGTTAACGCATATAATGCGCGCAAGAAGAAAGTTGAGACTATGTGGGAACGGTTTGGTTCCATGATTGAGTGTGCCACATTGGATATGATGGAAAAGCGATTGGAGCAATTGGAGTCATCACGATGGTTCTCGTGGACCAACTGGGTGCCTAAGACTTGGTTGGATGATGAGAGAGTGCAGGGTGCTATCCTGTGGACTAATTCGGAAGAACTGAAGGATGCTATTAGAACACGTTATGCTTTGTATGCCGTGTTTTTGTTTTATGCGTTGTTTACCTTCGTTTTTGCGTTGAACCCATTGGTTAAATTTGTGCACTTTTGTCTTATTTGTTATATTCTGCTTAAGACTAGTCGGGTGGTTGAGATTGAAAAAGCTCGCCTGTACGCCCGTATTAATGCAGAAAATGAGAGCATGAATGTAACATTCCGCAAGTACCGTGATGCATCTGTGTCTTATATCACTGGAGGTTGCCTGCTGTTGGGCTCTTTGTATGCATTTTCCTGTATTTGGAAACATGTAAGAGCTATTAAGCTGGAACCTCAAGGAAATTTGGCACCTACAACATACCAGGAAGTAGAACAACGTGATCAAGAAGGAGATATTGAACGACAGATTGCTCGTGAGCAGAATTGGCAACAGGAGTATATAGCGCCATTACCATGTTCAGAAAAGAGCAAAACGGCGACGTGTGTTCAATTGTCCAACAAGGTTTATACCAACCAAACTCAGTTTACATGGGTGAATGAGCTTGGTAAGGATGTCGGTTGTGATATGTTGTTTATTGAATCCAACATTGCAATTTTACCCCAGCACATTTGGAAGGTGCCAGAAATGGAAGTGACTATTCGTCGCGGGTCTCGCCGTATTCAAGAGTTTAAGGCTATAATTTCGGAGAGGCACTCTATGCCTGTTCCTGGTACTGATTTGTGTCTTGTATATGTTGCCAATGCTGGAGACTGGGCTGACTTGACAGATTATTTGCCACATGTTATGTACACTCCTGGACGCAGAATTCCCGCTCGTTTTGTTTATAAAGAGATGCGCGGTGCTATACCTGAGCGTAAAGAATGTGATACAGTATTGAATTATTCTGATGTTATTATTCGCAATTCCCAACAATATTATGGAGCGAAATATCAGTTGGCGTTCAACACATTTGCAGGATTGTGCATGGGTGCTTTGATCTCAGATGGGCGTGAAGCTATGATTTTGGGTTTCCACACTGCAGGAATTTCTGGTGCCACTTCTGGTGGCATGTGCGGATTGATTAGATCGCAGTATGAAGTTGCCAAGAAACAACTGAGTGAAATTCCCGGTGTGACGATTTCAGCTAGTACTGGTACATTGCAGGAACAGGTGTATGGTGTTCCTGTAGTTACTGGTACTACCGTTCATGAAAAGAGTCCAGTGCATGGACTTCCCGCGGACGCACACTTAAATGTGTACGGATCATGTACGGGTCGAGCTACGTATAAGTCAGATGTTGTCGAAACGCCTATTGCAGACTCTGTTTCTGAGATCTGTGGTGTCGAGAAACGCTTTGACAAACCCAAATTTCATCTTGGCAAAGCTTGGGCACATTCTTTGAGTGTTTCATGTAAGCCATCTATAGGAGTGGAACCTTCTTTGTTGATTCGTGCTGTGGTTGATTATACCCAACACATGATTGAGAAGGTTAAAACCATTCCTGAGCTGTTGAAATATGTTCGCCCATTGACTCGAATGGAGAATATTTCTGGAATTGATGGAGTCCGTTTTATTGACAAAATCAATCCGCATTCAGCCATCGGTTATCCGTTGACTGGTGCCAAAGAACCGTATATCAAACGGTTAGATCCAGAAGATTTTCCTGATTTCGCATGTCCCGCAGAATTGGATGAGCAGTTTTGGATTGAGGCAGAGCGTATGGAACGGGAATACAGTGAAGGACGAAGATGTCATGTGCCATTTAAAGCGTGTTTGAAAGATGAACCAACAGACAAAGATAAGGAAAAAGTGAGAGTTTTTCAGGCTTCTCCTATTGCCTTGCAGTTGTTGATCCGCAAATATTATTTGCCTATTGTTCGTCTTCTGTCGCTTTTTCCTCTTGACTCAGAGTGTGGAGTTGGAATTAACACTATGGGTCCTGAATGGAATGACTTGGTGGTACATATGCGTAAATTTGGATCAGACCGCATTCTTGCCGGAG